GACTCAGCGGGGAATCCTTATGGGCTCCCCGGTATCATGGCCACTCCTTTCCATCTATTCTGCCTGGCTCCATTCGGAGTCAGGTTCGGATGGGTGGTTCGGTGTTTGTGGGGACGACTACATCGGTTGCCATACCAAGGAGTCAATCCGAAGGTACAATGATGCCCGAAGATTGACTGGTGCCGTGCCCAGTCCTGGTAAGGACATGGTGGCGTTCCAGGGTGTGGGGGTCTTTGCAGAGGACCTAGTGACGGTCCAAAGGGGGAGGGTTCTGCCTACTGCGTCCGTAAGGGCCATTTTGGCGGATTCTAAACCTGGTAGACCATCTTGGGCCCAAGGGCCCGAGGTCTCGGAAGCGGTTCGCTTCCTTGGTCTTACTCCACGTGACGCTGGCTTGGTGTGTGGGAGGCTGCACAAGTCTTCCTACCAACAACTTAGGCGTGTCGATATCGATCCTTGTGCGCCGCGGTGGTGCGGGGGAGCTGGGTTTCCCGGTATACCCCTCCACAACAGCTACATTTGCGCTCGCCGTATTGTGAGCCAAGACTCCAAACAGGTGACCATTTGGGTCTCCGAATTAGAAGTCGCATGGTCACAGGTGGGCGGATGCCCTATGTTAGCTGATGCGGTTTCGGAGGATATCAATAAATACGCCGATATCCAATGGGATAGCGGAGTTCCAGGGAGTTGGGGACCCTTGAGGGACGTTGTGGCGTCTCGCTTGGCGAGCCTCTCCTGGCCTTTCGTCCTCTCGGGTGCTGTAAAGTATTCGAAGAGGGTTACGTTAGGCTCCGTGAAACGGAGAATTGGGGATGTTAAGGCAGCCATTGCCTCTAAGGGGTATTGGTTATCGTCCGATGACCCAATTCGAAGTGGTGAGGGATTGGCCGCGATGCTCCAGGAGTTGGAGCCTCGCATAAGGCCATTATCCTTTACCCCCTTGTCTTTGAGTCTCCGACTGGAGGGACCTTTTGTGGACCATCTTTGCGTTCGGAAACGCAAGTTGGACTCGATTGGTGGCCCCCTTTGGGGGAGCCCGGTACGCCGGGTTTTCCCGAGGTACTCTTCTGGGTAGGTCCAGGCATTGCGCCCTGGCTTTATCTACCCGGAGTCTGGTAACCCCAGATCGAGTATCGAGTGGACTCGAAGTTGCTACATCTATCATGGTTCTATAGGAACTGGATGGGGAGCCCACATGAATGACGTGGTGGGAAAGGGGCAATTTGTAAGTCCCCAAGTACCGAGGCCCGAGGCA